GAAACCGAAAAGAAGTGGAACACCTTTGATGGATCCACTAAACCAGTTACAGGAGCAACTATCACACAGTTGGCGAAAGATAACGGTTGGAAACCATACTCAGCTGATAGTAATGATAGCTTTGATTGGGGAGATAGTTTTGTTGCCTCAATTGATAAGGGGTATCAGTTAATAAACAAAGACTATATTGATGGAGAAAAAGTCTTACCACCAACAACATGGAATCCAGTTAAGCAAATCACTGATTATATTGAGACCTTATTTAGTGCAGATGACATCATATCATAC